CCGGCACCATCTCCGGGAACAGGTTGATCATCTGGCTGTCGGCCGCGTTGACGCTGCGGGCGACATACGCGGAGCCAAGGATCGGTGTTTTCACTTAGTAGTTCCCAGCAAAAATGTTGAACCTTTGGCGCGTTGCCACGATGCTGTAGGGCAGCGCCATGATGTCGTCGGGGTTGTTGATGCGCTTCAGGTTGCGCTTGGAGGTCATGGCGATGCGCTGCACCTGCCGGGACGGCTCCACGCCAAACTCCGGGGCTAGTTCGCAAGCCAGATTGTACCGGAACGCGCGCAGGTAGCCGGGCGGGAAAGCCAGATCCGTACCGAGCGTCGCCGGCTGGGTCAGTTCCTGCACCGATACGATGTGGAACTCCAAGACCTTCGTCGGCACCGGGTAGACGTACATCTCGATGTTGGGGTACGTCATGTTGACCCACAGCACCTGCGGGTAGGTGCTGGTCACGGTCTTGACGGCGATGCCGTTGTATTGCTGCTGGTTGATGAGTTTCAGGCCAAACGAGATGCCGTTGGCCGGATCGCGGAAATAAGTGCTGTCGTCAATCATGACGGGGCGGACGCCGACGATGTCGCCCGTCGGGCCGAAGGTGCGCGAGCGCTCCCCCGGCGGCCAGGTTTCAATCTGGTCTATGGTCGAAAACACCGCCAGACGTTCGGTATTCCAACTGTCGATCATCTGGTTCATGGCGTTCAGCGCGTCTTGGGCGGTTTCGCCAGAAGGAACTTCGCCTTCCGCCAACTGACCAATGAGCCGCAAGGAACCGTAAATGATGTCGGCAGTTGTCGTCATGCTAGTCGTCCTTCCGGGGGCGGCCGCGACGGCGCGGGGCCTCAGCCATCACGTTAGCTTCAGCCGTCAATTCTGGCAAGTCGTCGGCCGGGGCGACCATTTCGTCCGGGTCGAAACGCACCCAGCCGTTCTGTTCGTCGTACTGCGCTTCCAGTTCCATCGTGGCAATCTTGATGCCATGACGGTAGTGCATCAGGTAAATTTCAGCCATGGTTTTCCCTTGTGAAGAACAGGCGGTCCGAAAACCGCCTGTTTGATTACGCGATGAGGCTCAGCGCCTGAAGCCGACTTTCAAGCTGCGCAACGCGCGTCTGAAGGTTGGCGATGACGGCCAGCACCGAATTGCCTTCGTCCTTGGTCACAAAGCCAAAAGGCGTCGTGGAGGTCAAGTCCTGAATGGCGTAATCCGGCGTACCGGGAGCCGTCGAGGTGATCGACGTCAACTGCGTCGTCAGGGCTGCACCCTTGGCCGAGTAGACCGGGTTAACGATGGTGGCGCCGTCGAGGTACGGGTCCTCGTAGGCAACACCAACAGGCTTCGTATTGGGCATGTTGTTCTCCTTGATGAGTTAGACCCCCGCCGAAGCGGGGGTCGTGTTACTTACGAGATCGCGTACAGTGCCCAAGAGCTGTCGCCCAGACGACGGGCGCGGAAGCTGCGCACCGTACCGGCCGTGGCCGCGACGGTCATCAGACCCTGAGAACCGCTTGAGCCAATGGTCCAGCCGGTGTTGGTCGTCATGGTGATGACGCCAGAGCCGGTGACATTGATCACGCGGAAGTCGAAGGTCGAGCCGACCTTGGAGTTGGTCAACACCGCGTCAAGGTCCGAGGCCAGCGGCAGCGTGTACGCCGCCGTGGTCGTCGGAGAGCCGAGGATGATGCCGTTGATCAACTGAGCCGAAGTCAGCGTCGCGCTGTCTACGGCAGTTGCGGGGGCCGCAGCGACGGAGATCTTAACTTCGTTAAGATTGCCGTCGTTGAACTGATAACCGCCGCCTACGCTAGGAATAGCCATTGTCGTATTCTCCTATCTTTAACCTGTTAACCCCAGAGACGGCAAGCCATCGGGGCGCGGATGACCGAGTAGCCATACAGCACGTCAATACGGCACGGCAGGCGGTCATTGTTGATGTCGTACTGGCGCACAATTCGCATCGAGATGCCATTGTGAACCTGGCGAGAAGCCATATCGACACCCTGCGGCAGAAGAAGATCGGCCGTGGCAAACGAGATAGCGTCCTTGTGGTAGATCAGGTTCTGCGGGTAGATCGTCGAAGCAGCGCCGACAAACGTCACGGCAGCGAGGTTCTGCGGGAAGCTGTTGACCGTGGCCAGAGCGTTCGCAGGGGTGTAGATCGCCGGGCTGATGTTGACATCCGTGAACTTGCTGGCAGCAGCGGTGTTAGCCGCAGTGACAACAAACTGCTGGAGCGAGCCAGTAGACTGACGGGTCTGCGGGTTGACCGCGTACACGTTGGCAATCGTGAAGACGTCGCCGACAGTGAGGGTGTTACCCGTGGTGCCGTTCAGCGTGATCTTCGAGGTGCCTTCAACCGACATCGTGCCGTCCACCGTGATGGTGCCGGTACGGCTGCCCGTGGTGTGCTGCTGGATCGACTGCGACATGTTGATCTCTTCGTAGCCGAGAACACCTTCGCCCATCATGCCGTTCTTGAACTGGCGGGAAATGGTGTCAACCGGGTTGAAGAGGCCCTTCATGCCTTCGACGAGGCCAGCGTTGGCGGCCGGGTTCACGGTCGCGTAGCGGCTCGGCATCATGGCGGCGAACTCGTTCAGCTTCTGCTGGCCCTGAAGCAGGACGAGCGAAGTGGCCGGGGTCGTGCCGGGGGTGCCGACGGACGAGAAGATGCCCTTGTAAGCGTTGGCGACGTCAGCGTCGATGGACGATGCAAGCTGCGAAATACGCGGCTTCAGAACACGATCCGCGAAATCGTCAAGCTGCATGGTCAGTTCGGCCGACGTGAAGTTCACGCCGATGTGCTTCTGGTTGTTGACAGAGAGCGTGGTGAACTGCTCGTTGTCATCCTGAACCTGAAGGGCTGCACCGTCGGTGACCAGAGCGCGGTCGGGCAGACGGATGCGGAGGGTCGAACCGATCTTGGCGCCTTCGACAGCGAAGCTGTCGTCGTACTGACGGTTCACGTTGCGGGTGATCACCAGGTTGTTCTCAAGGATTTCGAGAGCCTTGCGGGTGATCATGTCGATGGTAAGAAGGCTATTGGCCATGATGTCTATGTCCTATGGACTAGCGTCTGCGTTGAGCCTCGTACTTTTTGATCTGGCGTGCCCGTTCCGCTTCGATCCATTCCGACGTTGACATGTTCTTCACAGAACGTGGGTCGGTGGTGTCGTATGCAGGCGTACCTGTTGAGGTACGGGCCGTAACCGGAGCAATCGGTGCCGGGGCGGTGGAAGTTTTCTTGGCCGGTGGATTGTCGCCAAGTTTGGCTTCAATCTTTCCGATTTCCCGTGCCTGCAAGAGCGGTGATAGGCGCGCAATCCGTTCGGCTTCCTTGGGGTTCGATCCGAGGTAATAGATTACATCGGGGCCGTTATCCGAAGCCTGAATGGTCTGCGCCATCGTTTCCGTGACGGGTAGCTTGGGGTTGTAGGCGACCTGTTCAAAGTCGTCGTACTTGTTCCGCGCTTCCTCTTCACGGTCGTGATAGGCATCAAGCGTAGCCTGGCGTTCAGCCTCTGCGTCGCGCTTTGCCAAGAGTTCTTGGGCTTTGCGTTCGGCAAGGGCCTCAGCGTAGGATGGTGCATCGGCAAAGTCGTCAACTTTCAGCGGTTCCGTCGGAACGGGCTGGGACTTGGCCTTCTGCGCCTGCTCGCGCTCCCATTTCCGTTGTTCTCTTGCGAGACGTTTGCCGACGATTGCGTCCAATTCTTCCTGAGTGAAGGTCTTGGATGCTTCCGTTGGCGTCGGTTCCGGCGGTGTATCTGTAGCGGCAACAGGTTCAGCCGTGGGGGCCTGTTCCGGCGCGGGCGCACCCGCTAGTTCGTTCTCGGTCATCTATTCACCTTTCGGTTCCTGGCGTGCCCTGCCAGTAGAGGTATGTTTCTGTAACACGATTTGTTACGGCAGTCAAAATCTTATCGGTTACTGAAAACCATCCCCGCCATATATGCAGCGGTTGCGTTAGCAGTCAAAATCTGCACTGCTCCAGCAGGAATTATTTGGACGGTTACGGCATTAGCGGCGCCCGCAGCACCAAAAGTGCCGATAAGATAGCCTTTGGTTTTTGGCCTGAAACCGACAGGCAGCGTAAACAGGGTCTCGCCGCCTACGATAGCCGCGCCGGCAACGCGTCCGCGTAGCTGAATTTCACCGTCGCGGGTTTTAAAAAACCCAAGTGGGTGTTCGTTCGCGGTGTTTTGCGATGACCAGCCTGCCAAGGTAATTGTCGCGTCAACCCAAACGCCGGCAGTTCCAATGCCGTTATTGACAATGATAGGGTCAATTTCCGCGCCAGTTACACTGCTATAATACTTGTTGTTTCCGATCACGGTGTCTTGCGCGTTAGCGTCGATATAGATGTGCGCGCCAGTAGCGGGGTCGCAAAACAACTCGTTACCGTCGATAATGGTCTGCACTGCGTAATTCAAGTAGATGCAGTAGAGAGGATTGCCCTGCGTGTTGATGTTGTTGTTTAAAATTTTGGTGTTGTAGATTGAGCCGCCTGAAGGGCGGTATACGCTTACCGCAGCGTTATTTGCTCCAGTAAACGCAGACGGGCATTCAACTTGCATACCTTCAAAAATAAGGTTTCCACCTTTGACCATGTTCAAAGCGCCGCCAGAACAGGTACAATTTCCATCGCGAATAGTCACATTCGCAGCGGTGCTTAACTGGTTGACATAGTACCCGACGCCTGCGCCAGTGGTCGTGTTGCGGTTAAGAACAACGCTGTCTCCGACATTGTCTAGGTAGTAGCCGCCAAAAGACCAGTTGTCTTCAAACACCGACGTAAACAGTCCGTCCATATTAGGAATGGTGTTAGACAGGTCTACAAACCGATTGGTGGAAACAGCAGCGTTAGAGATGATGCGGGCAAAAGTCAGTTTGCTGACGTACTTTCCTGCGGCATCTAGATCAATCTTAAAAGCAGACGTAGCAGAGCCAGCATTTGTAACGGCAAAGTCAGATATTTGCCAGTTCTTGGGGTCCGCAGCAGACGCCGGGGATACGGTAAAAATTGGCGTGGCGCCGAAACCAGCAGTCGTTTGAACAAGCGTCCGGCGTCCGTTGCCAGTAAAAGTCTTGGCTACAGTCAACGGAACGTTTGCCGATACCGAAAACGTACCGTCTGGAATGTTTACCGTGCTAGAACTAGCCCCGGCCGTTTGAAAGGCCGTGGCGCTATCAGCAACGCCGGTATCGTCCGCGCCGAGATCCAAAACGTTGCTGGGCGCGCCGTCAATCATCGAATAAGTAGCTTTAGTCAGGCTCATGTCGGCACCTATTTTGAGAACGCTTGCACTTCGGCGTTAGTAAGACGTTGCGGCCAAAATTTAACCTGGCGCATGTGGCCGTTCAAAAACGACGATGTATTGGCGCCTCCAATCCATAAACGATCAACTGTAACTGGCATAGCACCTAAATTGTCAGTTGTTGGCGCGACGCCACTTTGTGAAAAAGCAAAGTTGTCTAGTTTTGTGGCGAAGCACATCTTGATCGGCGTGTTAAGTGTAGTAGCCGTACCGTTTGTACCAGAAACTTGAGAAACGCTGTTAGACACTACAGCCGCCGCGAAGTTATTAGTTGCGGAAAAGTTTATCAAAATGCGGTTGGGGAAACCGTTGTTGTTGATGTTGGCGACAAACTTATCTGTCGAGGCGTTTGAGAAGGTAGACGCTTCAGCAAAAAGCGTACCTTCGCCGGCGTTATACCAACTGCTGAAGTTGGTGCTGGTCATATCGACAGCATCGGCGTTGCGGGTTACGCTGCTGCCGTTTGTAACGTCTGGGTTGGATATGTAACTGGTCTTAAATGCGCCTGCTTCACATTGGGCGCCCCAGAAATAAAGACCATTCGTACCGCTGGCAGTGACTGCGA